TGGACTCCGGATCAGCCGCAGTTGCAGCTTGGGATGTATCCGGTTAGTGACCCACAAGCAATCAGAGATCCACGCCCAGACACAAACACTTGGTTTGCATCAGGTAATACAGGTCTTCAGGTTGATCCCACGCCCGGTACAGGTGTGCTGCAAGACGGTTTCCCTGGAGAGGGCAGCCGTGTAATTGAGTGGGGTTGGGCTCCAATAGGCGGATCTAGTGGGTTTGATGCACCCTTGACACCGAATAGCTTGGTTGGCGTGGGATATGTTGGTACAGTCGCGGTATCTACCGCTTAAGGAGCGATGATGAAAGATGTTCACAAGCACGAACGTGCAATGCACCCCGGCAAGCCGATGACCAAGCTCGCCAAGGGCGGGAAAGCCTTCAAAAAGGGTGGTCCCACCTCTGAGGACCGCATGCGCCTGGGCAAGAATATGTCCCGCGCCATGAACCAGAAGACGGGCTGACACCATGCTGCCGACCAAGAAGCTCGCCCCCGCTAAGCCGGGGCAACCTCAAGAGATCGAAACCCTCAAGGACGAGATCTGCATGGTGGTGGGCAACATCGCTATGGGCAAGCCTTCTGCTGCCAAAACCTCGGGCATCAAGATCCGTGGGACTGGCGCTGCCACCAAGGGCACGATGGCTAGGGGTCCGATGGCATGAACTACACCGAGTTGAAGACCGCTGTTGAGGACTACACCGAGAACACGTTCTCGGCAACCGACTTCGCCACGATGACGGAGTTGGCTGAGCAGCGCATCTACAACTCGGTGCAGCTTCCTGCACTTCGCAAGAACGTCACAGGCACTCTGACGGCAGGCAATCAGTACCTCGCCGCCCCAGTGGACTTCCTGTCCGTCTTCAGCCTCGCGGTCATTGATGCTTTGGGTAACTACGAATACTTGTTGAACAAGGATGTCAACTTTATTCGCTCATCGTTTCCAAACCCGACAACGACCGGGACGCCCAAGTACTACGCTTTGTTTGGTCCTGACTCGTCGAACATCACGGACCTGACGCTCATTCTCGGCCCCACGCCGAACGCAGGACTGACCGCAGAACTGCACTACTTCTACTACCCGCAGAGCATCGTGACTGCCGGTACGTCTTGGTTGGGCGACAACTTTGACTCAGTGCTGTTCAATGCCGTCATGGTCGAAGCAGCGCGGTTCATGAAGCAAGAGGTGGATCTCGTGGCTGAGATGGACAAGCAGTACGTCCAGTCCCTGACGCTGCTGAAGAACCTGGGCGACGGCAAGAACCGTCAAGACGCATACCGCAGCGGCCAACTCAGAACGCAGGTGCTTTGAGATGGCACTCTTCCAAACACTGTGTTCATCGTTTAAGCAGGAATCATGGCAGGGCGTCCATGACTTGGACACCGACACGCTTAAGCTGGCCCTGTACACCAGCCTTGCTGATCTTGGTGCTGCAACGACTGTTTACACCACAACGCAAGAAGTTGTGGGCACAGGGTACACGGCGGGCGGCATAGTGCTGACAAATGTCCAAGTGCTGCTCAGTGGCACGACGGCATATGCAACCTTTGATAACCCAACATGGGCTGGGGTAAGTTTTGTCACCCGTGGTGGTTTGATTTACAACTTCTCCAAGTCTGATAAAGCAATAGCTGTCTTAGACTTCGGTGCTGACAAAACCGCTGGGCCCAACTTCACGGTCCAGCTTCCGGTCGCAACCGCGACAACCGCGCTCCTTCGATTTAGCTAAGGACTGATCATGGCAAGTGAAAACGCAAAATCTCAAGACCTCGTTGCTTCTGCTTTGGCTTCCGTCAAAGAGTCCATCGATGGCGCAAAGGCTGGCGGTGTATACCGCATGGAATGCATTGGCCCGGACGGTAACGTCAAGTGGACCGCCGAGTGCCCGAACCTTGTGGTGAACGTCGGCTTGCAAGACATGAACGCCAAGTACTTCAGTGGCAGTACTTATACCGCTACGTGGTTCATTGGCCTGTATGGCGCTGGTGCATCCAACACACCCGCAGCGGGTGACACCGCCGCTTCGCACGCTGGCTGGACTGAGGTGGTGCCTTACAGCAATGCCACTCGCCCTGCGGCAACTTTTGGAACCGCGACTACCGCTGACCCGTCTGTGATCAGCAACTCTGGCTCCCCTGCCGCGTTCTCCATCAACGCCACGGCGACGGTGGGTGGGGCTTTCCTAATTAGCAATAGCACCAAGAGCGGAACTACTGGCATCCTGTTTTCGGCGTCTGACTTCCAGTCGCCTGGGGATCGTTCAGTTGCCTCTGGTGACACGCTAAACGTCACCTACACGTTCAACCTTGATGCTGTTTAAGGAGTAGTAAGTCATGGCGTACAGAAAAGGTGACACCCTCAAGGTCAAAGCGGTTATCCCAACTGGGCCTGTGCTGGCCTTGCGCATGAGCGAGGATGGCGACATCTCCTACTTGCTGGAGTGGGTGGATCTAGAGGGTGAAACCCAACAGCGTTGGTTTCGCGAAGAAGAGTTGGAGCCTGCGGGGGCTTAATGAATGTCGAATGGCGGATGGGGCTCAGGCTCCTGGGGTCAAGTTGCATGGGGGATGGGGCTCTATGATGGAGCCTCGTCTGAATCCGCAACTGCCGCTGATTCCGCTTCTGCAAGATTAGTTTCCCCCCGCGCCGTCTCTGAGACGGCCACAGCCGCTGATGCAACGTCAGCGGTTTTTGCAGTACCCGCGTCTGTTTCTGAGTCTGCCACCGCAGCAGACTCGATTTCGGCTACACCAAAATACGCGAGAACTGAATCTGAGACAGCAAACGCATCTGATGCTGTCTCTGTAGCCGCCAGCACGTTCAGACCGTCTATTGCTGAGACGGCAAGGGCATCGGATACAGCGTCTTCAGCCTTAGTTGTTAGGCCGTCAGTCGCAGAAACGGCCACTGCAGCGGACACGGTCTCCGCCACCGAGACACTACGCCCAACAGTCTCTGAGACTGCAGCGGCGGCAGATGCAACGGTAGTCGCGTCCAGCACCTTCAGGCCCTCTGTATCAGAAACGGCCAGAGCCAGTGACTCCGTATCAGTCGCAGGCAGCACGTTTAGACCGACTCTGTCAGAGACAGCAACGGCGGCTGACTCTGTAACTGCCAGAGAAATACTAGTCCCAACGGTTGCCGAGACAAGCACCGCTTCGGACTCCGTATCGGTCGCCGCCAGCACATTCAGGCCAACGGTTTCTGAGTCCGCTACTGCAGCAGACGCTACTTCATCGCGCACCGCCTTCGGTTCGTCGGTCTCAGAGACCACCACAGCGTCGGATGCTTCAACTGCAAGGCAGATATTCCAAGCCTACATAGGAACGTCTGGCTGGGGTTCTGGAGCTTGGGGCGGAGATCCTTGGGGGGGTTTGAACGACACAGCCGCGTCTATCTCTGACTCGGTTGTTGCTTCGCCTGTTGCCAACGGCGCTGTCTCTGAGACTGCCAGGGCGTCAGACTCGGTATCCGTCGCAGCCAGCACGTTTAATCCAGCCATCTCTGAGACGGCATCAGCGTCTGACACGGTTGTAGCGAGGCAAACCTTTGTTACGTCAGTTAGCGAGACAGCCAACGCTTCTGACAGCATTAGTGCGGCACAGACAGCCAGAAGCACCGTATCAGAAACGGCAAACGCATCTGACTCCGTAGTTGCTAGGCAGGGCTTTACCTCCGCAGTTTCAGAAACTGCCAGAGCATCTGACAGTGTTAGCACAACGCAGACGTTTGTCTCGTCTGTATCAGAGACGGCAAACGCTTCTGATTCCGTAGTTGCGCGTCAGACATTTGCAACGGCAGTTTCGGAAACGTCCACAGCACTAGATGCAGTAACTGCTAGACAAACATTTGCATCGTCTGAAAGTGAGACGGCAACTGCATTTGACAGTGTTAGTGCTGCGCAAACATTTAGTAACTCTGCATCTGAAACTGCCACAGCCTCTGACGCCACTTCATCGGCGCAAGGATTTGGTGTCTCTATATCTGAGACTGCCCGCGCATCAGATACAAGCTCCGCTGCTCAAACATTTGCCACAGCAATTTCTGAGACCGCTACAGCACTAGATGCTGTGGCTGCGCGGCAGGTATTTGCAACGGCAGTTTCGGAAACGGCCAATGCGTCAGACGCAGTAGCGGCAGGGCAGTCATTCAGTACAAGTGCATCCGAGACTGCGCGTGCATCCGATGCGGTATCTGTAGCCGCCAGCACGTTTAACGCCTATATCGGCACTTCTGGTTGGGGTTCTGGTGCCTGGGGTGGAGACCCTTGGGGCGGCTTAAATGATACGGCAGCAAGTATCTCAGACGCCGTTTCTGCATCGCCTGCATTCTTTGGTTCTGTATCGGAGACGGTTAGAGCATCTGACGCATTTGCTGTTGCTGCAAGCACATTTAACACCGCAGTATCTGAAACAGCTAGGGCGTCTGATTCTGTTGCGGTTAGCCAGACGTTTGTTACCGCCGTTAGTGAGACCGCAAACGTATCTGACAGTACTGCAGCTTCTCAAGCATTTGTTGCCGCTACATCTGAAACAGCCAGAGCATCTGACGCAGTTGCCGCATCCCAAAGTTTTGGGGCTTCTGTATCTGAAACAGCCAGAACCTCTGATGCAGTCAGTTCTGCGCAAGCGTTTAACACAGCAGTATCAGAGACAGCCAGGGCGTCCGACTCTGTATCAACCATACAGACGTTTGCTACAGCAGTATCAGAGACAGCTTCTGCATCGGACTCTGTCTCCGCAGGGCAAGTATTCGCTGCTAATACTTCAGAGACGGCTCGCGCATCTGACTCCGTATCTGTAGCGTCTAGCGTCTTCAACGCCTACATCGGAACTTCTGGCTGGGGCTCGGGGGCTTGGGGTGAAGACCCGTGGGGCGGCTTAAACGACACCGCCGCAACTGCACTGGATGTAGTTTCTGCGTCCCCCGCATTCAATGCGTTTGCATCTGAAACGGCACAAGCCTCTGATGCTTTCGCGGTCGCTGCCAGCACGTTTAATGGTCTGGTTGCCGAAACTGCCACCGCAACAGACTCCGTAGCAGCCCGCCAAGTATTTGCAACGTCAGTAACAGAGACGGCCACTGCGGCGGATAGCGTTGTTGCCACCCAATCGTTCGTAGCGGCTGTATCTGAGACGGCAACTGCGGCAGACCAAACGCAGGCGTCTCAAGCGTTTACATCGGCTGTTTCTGAAACGGCTAGGGCATCTGATACCGTTTCAGCGGCCCAGGCACCTACCTCAACAACTTCTGAAACCGCAACCGCATCTGACGCGGTTTCAACACAACAAGTCTTTGCCACAGCGGTCACAGAGAGTGCCACGGCTGCTGATAGCACATCAGCAGGGCAGCGTTTTGTAACCAACGTAGCTGAAACGGCCACAGCGGCTGACTCCGTATCTGTTGCCGCAAGCACGTTCAACGCATTTATTGGCACTCAAGGCTGGGGTTCCGGAGCCTGGGGTGAGGATCCTTGGGGCGGTTTAAACGACACTGCTGCGAGCGCTTCGGACGCGGTCTCTGCATCACCTGTGTTCTTCGGGGCTGTATCAGAGGCAGCACAAGCCTCTGATGCCTTCGCTGTCGCGGCCAGCACGTTCAATCCAGCCGTAAACGAAGCTGCTGCCGTCTCTGACGCTGCGTCTGCACAGCAAATCTTCGCCACGGCAGTCTCTGAGAACGCACAGGCGTCTGACGCTGTTGCATCAGGGCTTCTCTCATCGGCCAACATTTCGGAGACAGCAACAGCCAGCGATGTTGTTTCTGCTGGCAGCGTATTCAATGTAAGCGTCAGTGAAGGTGTAACTGCTGCCGACGCAGTCACGACCACGACCATCACGCCCGCCAGCGTGAGTGAGACTGCACGAGCCGCAGACTCCGTAGTTGCCAAGGTTGACTGGCAAGCCAGCATGAGCGAAGCCGCTCAAGCGATGGAGTTGTTTGATGCTGGCAAGCTGTTCATTGCAACACTGCTGGAGCAGTGTGGGGCGTTTGATTCAATCTTTGCCCAGAATCGCTGGCAGACCATTGACGACACGCAGAACCCTAACTGGCAAGTTGTCCCAGACGGACAGACGCCGGGGTGGCAGCACATCCAAGACTCGCAGACGCCTGGGTGGCAGCACATCAACGATACCCAGAGCCCTGCATGGCAATGCGCCACCACCGCTCAAACCCCAACCTGGGTCTTAGTAACTGACACACAAGCGCCTGGGTGGCAGTGTGTCACCACCGCGCCATCCCAGCCGTGGCAGAATGTAACAACTGCACAAGCGCCGGTATGGCAACCCACGCCCCCCGCCCCTCTTGACGGCTGGCAGAATGTAGACGATGATCAGTCTGCCGGGTGGCAAGATGTGGAGAGCCCTGAGTCAGCCGAGTGGGCTGATATTGATACGGGCTAAGTTTTTGACCTTCTGAGGTAACCCATGCCATCAACCTTTACGTCCAGTCTGCGACTGACCCTCCCTGCAACCGGCGAAAACGCCGGAACCTGGGGCAATTTGGTCAACACGGGCATCACGACCCTGATCGATACGTCGATTGCGGGGACCGCCAGCATCACTGTTGGCGGAACTGATTACACACTCACCAACAACAACGGCACGACAGACGAAGCTCGGGCCATGGTTATCAACGCCACCGGCACTCCGGGGGCTGGAAGAAACGTCATCTGCCCTGCTGCGAGCAAGATGTATGTCTTCCGCAATAACACCACGGGCGGCTTTGCGATGACGCTCAAGACCTCAGCGGGGTCCGGCATAGCCGTCCCTGCGGGGCAAAGTCGCCTGTTGTACTGTGATGGCACCAACGTAGTTGAAACGCTCAATTCGCTCGGTTCTTTGACGCTGGGCTCTGCACTTGGCGCAGCATCAGGCGGTACGGGCCTGACGGCATCTGGAGCCAACGGGAACGTCCTGACCAGCAACGGTACAACGTGGACTTCTGCTGCGCTGCCTGCTGGTGGCCTGACCTACATTTTCACAACTACCGCTGTCACGGCAACTGACAAGCAGGGTGTTCTGACCAGCACTGCAGGTGGTGCGTTTACGGTCACTTTGCCCGCCACACCAGCCACTGGCGCTCAGGTTGTGATTGCTGATGCAGGTGCGTCATGGGGCACCAACAATCTAACGGTTGGGCGAAACGGATCGACCATCGGCGGTTTGGCTGAAAACCTCGTGTGTGACATCACCGGGGTCAGTGTCCAGTTTGTTTACGACGGTACGACATGGGAGGTGTACGCCCAGGTCGGTGGTCAGGGCGGTAACGTTGCAACCCAGCCGGGTAACAACGCCTTCACTGGTGCAAACACCTTCTACAACGCCACGGGCCAGACCTTCGGCACGGCGACATCAACCCAAGACGGCATCATCCTCGCAGGCCGTGCGGGCGGATCGTCTTCTTTCCGTGCAACCCTGCAGCCCACAACTCTGACGGCAAGCAGAACTTTGACGCTGCCTGACGCAACCAGCACGGTTGCGGTCTTGGGCCTTGCTCAAACATTCACGGACACCCAGACCTTCAGTGGCTCCAGCAGTGTGCTGGGAATGGTGCTCAACGATGCAGCAGAAGTCGCCACCATCAGCGCCACAGCAGCGACCGGCACGATCAACTACGACATCACCACGCAGTCGGTGCTGTACTACACCACCAATGCCTCTGCCAACTTTACGGTCAACCTGAGAGCCTCTTCAGGAACTACGCTGAACACGGCGTTGGCTACAGGCCAATCGGTCACGGTGGTGTTTTTGGTTACAAACGGCGGAACGGCGTACTACAACAACGTAGTGCAGGTTGACGGAACTACGTCAGGAGTTACTACCAGATGGCAGGGCGGTACAGCGCCTACAGCGGGTAATGCGTCGAGCGTGGACATCTACTCTTACACGGTAGTAAAAACTGCTGCGTCAACGTACAGCGTTTTTGCTGCCCAGACGAGGTTTGCATAATGCCGATGCTCGGAACTCGGGGTGCTGCCTCCGCTCGTGGGTTTGGGATGCTTGGTCGCTTTGTCGCGCCCCCAGGTCAACAAGCCTATACCGGTGACGGGACTTATTCTTGGGTTTGCCCTGCCGGTGTTACCTCTGTTTCCGTTGTTTGCGTCGGTGGAGGCGGCGGGGGAGGTGGTGGCAGCAGTGGGTCTTCTGGTGGCGGTGGTGGCGGCGGTGGTGGGGATTTAAGTTACATAAATAATTACTCAGTTACCCCAGGGGTTAGTTATACCGTAGTTGTTGGTATCTATGGACTTGGAGGAACGGCGAACAACTCGGGCGATTACGGTGGTTCTAGTTACTTTAATAATAGCAGCACTGTTCTTGCAAAAGGTGGCAGGGGCGGCGGAACACCATCCGGAGGTTCAGGCCCTGCAAACCCAAACACTACCGTAGGCACTGGAGTTAATGCAGGCGGGGCAGGCGGTAACGGTGATGGCGGCGGTTCAGGGGGCGGTGGCGGCACGGGCGGCTATACGGCAGGGGGAGGCCAAGGTGGGCCGTTTAACACATCAGGCAGTAGTAGTGCTGGCGACTCAGGTGGCGGTGGGGGCGGTAATGGAGTTCCCGGTGGCGGTGGCGGTGGCGGTGGCATAGGGCTTTTAGGTTCTGGCAGCGGCGGTTCTGGCGGCGGGTCAGGCGGTAACGGTGGTGGCGGGGGCTCAGGTGGTTTCTCAGGTGGAACGGGTCCAAGTATCGGCGCTGGCGCGAATGGCGGGCAATACGGTGGTGGTGGCGGTGGAGGTGGGCAGAGCGGGGGCGGCGAGAACGGTGGGTTAGGCAACGTCGGCGCAGTTCGTATCATTTGGCCCGGGACCACGCGCCAATTTCCATCAACTAATACAGGGAACGTGTAAATGACACACTTTATCAAACTCAATAATGGCGTACCAGAAGGCAACGTAATTGTTGAAGAAAATTTGCGTCAAGTTCTTACAAATGCGACATTTCCAACTGTGATAACGGACTCATTTATTGAGCCGTTTGGCTATGGTATTTATGATTTTCGTAGCCAGCCACCCGTTGCTCGGTATCAAAAAAATATCGAGGTTACTCCTGTAAAAAATCAGTACGGAATCTGGTGTCAAACATGGGAAACAGTTGCTATGAGCGATAGCGAGAAAACATTAGAAGATGAGCGTAAATCTGCCGAGGTGCGCTTTACTCGTAATCAAAAGCTCTATCAGACCGACTGGACTCAGTTAATTGACGCCCCGGTGGACAAAGCCGCATGGGCGGCGTACCGTCAAGAACTGCGTGACATCACTTCTCAAACCGGCTTCCCTTGGGAAGTTCAGTGGCCCACTCAGCCGGAGTAACACATGGCAAACCTTTCCAACATCATCACGCCCAGTAACGTCCTGACGGCGACCAGCACCAACACGCTGAGCAACAAGACGATCAGCGGGGCCAGCAATACCGTTACGAATATCCCGTTAAGCACGGGCGTGACGGGTACTTTGCCTGTAGCTAATGGCGGCACAGGCGTTACATCTGTTGGTACGTCTGGAAATGTGCTGACCAGTAACGGAACTGCTTGGACAAGTTCTGCACCGCCTGGGGCAGATGTTCAAGTATTTACTTCTTCCGGCACTTGGACCAAGCCATCTGGCAAGACGACGGTGATGGTCGGGGTTTGGAGTGGTGGTGGTGGCGGTGCTCGATCTGCCAATAACGAAGATGGCGGTGGAGGTGGTGGAGGCGGCGGTTATTTTCAAAAAATATTTACTGCCGCGTCCTTAGGGTCAACGGAGTCTGTCACTATTGGTGCAGGTGGGGCAGGTGGCACCACCACTAACTCTGTTGGTTCTGCTGGGGGCACTTCATCTTTCGGCTCCTTGATCTCTTTGGCCGGAGGTCAGGGAGGTTCTATATCAAGTAGCCCTGGTGTCCCTGGAGCCCCTCCACAAGGGGGTCAAGGTGCTGCTGGTACTTATCCAGATTACACATTTGCGTCAGTATTTGGAGGTGGATCTGGAGCAAAAGGCGGGAATGGGACTACTAGTTTTGAAGGCGGTCGTTCTGCTTTTGGCGGTGGTGGTGGAGGTAGCGGCGGTCGTGGCCCTGCAAACCAAGCAGGTGGTGCAGGTGGATTATCTGGCGCTTCAAGCGCAATTGTTTATGTGGGTGGCGGTGGTGCTGGCGGCTCTTCTGGTGTAGCTGGTACTGCGGGAACTAATGGATCAGGTGGGGGTGGTGGCGGCGGAACTAATAGCGGCACGGCTGGAGCGGGTGGGGCAGGAGGTTTTCCTTCTGGTGGAGGTGGCGGCGGAGGAACCGGAAGTGTTGCGTCTGGAAACGGGGGCAATGGCGCTGCTGGTCAAGTTATCGTAATTTCTTGGTAAATCGCTATGAAAAACTACGCAATTATTGAGTCCGACATCGTCATAAACGCCGTTCTAGCATCTCCCGAATACGCAGCAGAACAGGGCTGGGTAGCACTGCCAGAGGGAGCGGGCATTGGTTGGTCCTTCGATGGCACCAACTGGACAGCACCCCCTCCCTCGCCTTCTGCGCCTGAACCTTCTAGCCCGACCAAAGAAGAACTGCTTGCTCAAATTCAGGCTTTGCAGGCGCAAATTAACGCACTGCCATGACCCAAGCAGACGAAATCAAACTGCTTCAAGAGCAGGCCCGTGCCGAGTTAAACAGGCTTGAAGCCCAAAGCACAGCCAAGGAAGTCGCTGGCAAAGCCATCGGCAAGCAGGGGCTGTTCTACATCACGTTCATCGTGGTGATCGGTGTCTTGGCCTCCTTGGCGCTTGAATCCGAGAAGATTGCTGCGGTAATGGGTCTGCTTGGTGCTGCGTTGACGGCGCTTATCTCCATGCTTAACGGTATTGCCGGGGCCAACCCCAAGCAAGAGAAGCCTGAGTTTGAGGTCATCAAGTCCCTGATTGAAAAGCTCGACAGGCTTGACCGTCCAGAGCAGCCCATGCGTGTGGATGTAAACGACGGCAAGGTCACGGTCACCAAGGGTGAAGACACCATCACCACAAGGAGCTAAACATGCTGTCCCTTCTCTCAACGCTTGGGGGCCTGCTCATCAGCGGCTTGCCGAAGCTGCTTGATTACTTCCAGAACCGCGCAGACCAGAAGCACGAACTTGAACTTGCCCGCGTGCAGATCGAGCGGGAGTTGCAGCTTGCTGCCCAAGGTTTTGCTGCCCAGGCCCGCATGGAAGAGATCCGCACCGACCAGATTGCCATGCAGACTGAGGCCAAGATGACCGAGGCTGCGCTCGACCATGACAAGAAGGTGCTGGAGAAGGCCAGCAAGTGGGTCGCCAGCTACGTGGGCACCGTCAGGCCGACGGTCACGTACATCTTCATCCTTGAGCTTGTCGCCATTAACGCAGCCATCGCTTGGTATGCGTTTAATCAGCAGGGGTTGATCAACAACGTGGATGACCTCATCCGCATCACTACGGTGATCTTCTCTGATGAC